GTAAATCCAAATGGTCTCTTCGCCGAAGCCACCGCGTTTCCCCCCGTGAACCGCAGTATTGCGCTGTGTGTGCTGGCGGGGAGAATGCCCGTTTTCAGGTAATGCGAACTGCCGTTGAATGTCCAGCCACTCGACGTATCCCATGCAGGTGCACTCCCAAGAGTCAAATTGTTGGTACTTGGATCAAGGAGATTTTCGTAAGACGCTACGAGGCTCAGAGCACCCTTTGGCTGGTAAGCTGCAACACAGTTTGAACTTGCCACACCACCCGACAGGAACCATGTCGGATCAGTGTAAGGTATAACAATGCCATTGTTGACCGTTTCCACAAGCCACCAATCCGTGCCATGTGATTCAAACCGCATTTCCCCTATAGCCCCCGATGCTTGCGTTAGTGCTATCTGGCTGCCTGACGCCGACATAACGTTGCTACTCAGAATCAACGTTGGAAATACCGTCGCGTTCGTGTCATGCTGAGCAAACACCCGCATCGTATAAGTGTAGTTTGTCTGTGCGCCAGTTGGGGAAGTGAAATACAAAAACACTTTGTTCGTGTAGATGTACTTGATCGTCAGCCCCTGAGTAAAATCAATGACGTTGCTCATGCTAGAGAGCTGCGCTCCTATGCTACCAAGATTCTGCACATTCGTCGCCCAGGTCATAGGCAGGTTCGTGTGAGCATTGAAGTTCAGGATGAGATTTGTTGTGGCCGCATCTGCCCCGCCGCCGGAAGAACTGCCGCCACCGAGTGCATTGGTCGGGATATGCAGAACGCCGTTTACATTGCTGGGAATTGTGCCCGTCGCGTCAAAGACCCCGCCCGTAACTGTCAAGAGATAGACGGGGTCGTTGGTGCTCACCGCGCCGGAGGGGCAGCCGGAGGCACCCGAGACACTACCGAAGAACCCGCCACCTGCCGTGATGCTGCCGTCCCCATGCGATACTTCGCCGTCACCGGCAACGAACGCGTTCTTATTCGACACCGTGCCCGCGCCCAGTAGGACAGAAGCGTCGCCACCATCCGTGGTCTGGGCGACTTGACCATCTATCAGGTCAAACAGTTGCACCGCGCCAACGCCATTGTTCGTGGCAAAGGAGTTTGCGATAAGCTTTCCCCTCTGCTCTGCGCCATACGCACTCTCGCCAATAGTCAGTGTGCCGCTGTCGTTGTATCCGTTCTGCTGTGCCCCCATGGCATGGTGGTCTATGGTTTGCGTGCCATAGTAGTTGTACCCGCTCTGTTGTGCGCCGTGGGCATACTGGCCAATAGTCCACGTGCCGGCGGATTTGTACCCGTTCTGTTGTGCGCCGTTGGCGTTCGATTGAATGTTAGTCACGCTGACGCCGCTGCCGAAGGCCCGCCGTCCAGGACCGCTCAGATCCCCGACATTCGTTGCCGAGTTCCCGCGATTGACGACGGTCTGGAGAGTGTCCGCCTCCGCCTGCAACGCCGTGGCGCCGAGCGTGGCCCCGTTGGTATAGGGCGCAACCACAGTCTGCGCGATCCCCGTAGCCGTGGCCGCGCTGATCCCGCCCGTGCTGATCCCGCCCGTGCCGCCGCTTTTGATATACCGACCGGTCGCGTCCGAGAATATCGCCACCTCATTGCTCTGCACCGTCCCCACCGTCTGCACTGGCCGCGGCCACTGCGCAAACGCCGGCCCGGTCAGCAACGCCAACACTCCCATCAAAATCGTTCGCTTCATCTCGCTCCTCCGTAGTACGGGCGACTCGCGGGTTACCCCTACCGGAATCGCGCCTGTCTCTGTTGCCCCTCCGCCTCCATCAACACGTCGCTCATCCGTTCCAGTTCCGCCTCGGCGGTGGAGCGCTCCTTGTACTTGCCATCGTCTTCCTGCATCAGGTCGCTTGCCACCGCGTGTTTCACATAGGGCAGCAGAAATTGCGGAAATCCCACCTCCTCCCAGTATTCCGTCTCGCTCGTCGGGTTCTTGTTCAGGCTCGGAAGCAGCGCCACGTAACTCTGGCCCGTTGTCGAGGAATAACGCAGATCCCCGATCGCGTAGTTCACGGCGGCCGACCATTCCGTCCACGATACCTCGGGGGGAGTCTTCTGGAACCGCACCCAGGGGTTTACGGGCGCCAGTGCGTCTTCCACCACCACCCGATCGTCCAGGAGCCGAACATCGCGCATCCTCCCCGCGTCCCGGTACACCCTGGGGTCCCGGTCGAACACCGCCGCGGCGCAGTCCACCCGGTGTATGACGGTCTCGTCCGGTTGATCGAACGCCACATACCGGAGAAAATCGTCTTCCGCCAGGATCCGGTGCCACCACGCCGTGTCCGCCGCATACACCGGCGTCTGTCCCACATTGCCGTCCTGCAGACTCTTGTAATACGCCTGGTTCCCGTCCACATCCTCGTAAAACACTTCATCATCCGTGATGTAGTTCGCGTCCGCGGCATAGATCTCCCGGTACCACCGCGCCTCTACCGCCATGGTCTCCTGCCAGAACGCATACTCCCAGCCGATCGCGATACGATCGTTCACCAGTTCCGCGCGCAACGCCCGTTGCCCGGCCGTCAGGTTCGCCGTGTCCGGATCCATCCCCTCCAGCCGCACGATCGCCTCGAACACCCGTTTTGCCGAACATGTTCTCATTCTGACCTCTGACTTCTGACCTCTGACCTCTGATTTCTGACCTCTGCGGCGCGTCCGCGCCGCTACGCCATCGTCAATTCAGTCGCGCTCACGGCCCCGGCGCTTCCACCGTCCTTGATCATGATCGCCGCCGCCGCCATCTGCTTGCTCCACACGTCGCTTGTGTTCGCCGCGTAGTAGTGGCCCGTTGTCGTGCCCACTGGGGCCGTCACCCCGTCGAACGTCACCCGGATCGCCGCCGTCGCCACCGTGATCTTCACCGCGCACGTCGCCGCCTTCAGCGCCGCCAGACTTACCACCGTATCAACCGCCACCTGCTGCATCACCGCTCCCGGCGTCGGCGCCAGGCTCAGTTCCAGATTCGCCACTCTCACATTATTCATCGCCCTGCTCCTTCTTGTATGGGCGACCGGCCGGTCGCCCCTTCCTCCGCCGGAAGGGCGGTTTTACCGCCCTGCCGGCCAATGTCCACATTCTCCCCGTACTGTTCCTCCAGAACACCCATCCTCTGCAGCCGGCTTGCCAGGATCGCCGTCTTGTCCTCGGCCATATCGGCGAACATCGCCGGGTTCGCCTTCACCTGGTCGTCGTACCACTGCTTCCGCACTTGGTAATTGATGCTCCCGTCGTCCGGCAGTTCCGGTTCCGATCCGCCCCGGATCTCCAGGTACGCCCGCTTCTCCGCCTCGATCTCGCTCTGCAACGCCACGTCCACCGGCCGCAAAGCCATCTCCGCCATATCCGGCGCCAGTCGCCACAGAAGACTCGCCACGATCGGACTCGTATTGATCGTCTTGTCCCGGTCCATCGCAATGAGCAGGTCCTTCACCGTCTTGGCGATGTCCGCCAGGAATGCCGGATCCATGTCCCGCGCGTCGAACACGAGCTCCAGGTCGTATTGCCCCTGGATGTCTTCCACCGTCCGCGCCACCGGCTCGCCCTGCGCGTTCGTGATTCGTTGCAAAACCTCGTTCGGCATGTACTGTTGGCAAAGCGCCCATATCTGGCTCAGGATCTCCCGCACATTCGCCAGCCACCACATCACCCGGAATTCCTTGTGCAGGCTCACCACGTCCGCGCCCACTTCTGGATTCGTCCGCCCGAAATACTCGTCCGTCTGTCGGCGCAGCTCCGTCAGCATGTTTTTTAGTGTTACCGGATAGGCCGGCGGCTGCAGCCACTTGTAATCCCCGTCCCGCTTCGCCTGCAGTTCCATCAGCGGCTTGATCCGCAACGCCCCTTCCCGTTGTCGGCCGTGCGTCACGATTGGCGGAACTCCCGCGATCTGCGCGTGGTCCCCGAAACTGTCCGCCAACAGTTTTGTGATCCCCTGGTGCGGCCCCGCCACCTCGGGGATCCCGCGGCTATCCGTCGCCCGGTCCGAAGTCATCTCCCGCCGCACCACGTGCCCCGGATACTTCCCGTGCTCGTAATCCACCAGCGTCCGTTCGTGCGCCGGAAAGTCCACCTCCTGGTGCAACGTCACAAAGTATCGGCCCGGCGCCCCGTCCTCGTTCACCGCCGCGAAATAGCACGTCACCACATTGTAGAGGCCCCGGTAATAATCCGCGTTCCGCGCCACGATCTTCCCCATCTTATCCTTCACAAAGTCCGGGAAAGCCGCCACCGCCTCGTGTTTCAGTACCTCCTTCACCCAGTCCGGATCGTACTCCATGCTCGTCTCGCGTTCGCGCAGTTGCGGTTCCGAAAGCCATTCGTTTTCAAACCACATCCGGACGTCCTGGAAATTCCCCATATTCGACGGAATGAACCAGTTCTCCATCAGCCGCTTGCTCTGGACGCACGGTCCATTGTGTTTCACATACGGTACCGGGAACTCCGCCTTGCCCGTCATCCTCAATTCCCGGATCACCTTCCCGGCCCGCGCCTCCTGGATTCCGGGGAAGAACTCCAGCATCAGCCCCGTCAACTGTTCTTCACCCAGCGCCGGATCCTGCAACGCCGCCTGGAAACTCTCCGCCGCCGCCCGCGCCTGCTCAAGAAGTGTCTCCGCTCCCTCCGGTTCGGCTACCGCCGAACCGTCCGCCGTAGGCCCGGCGGAGGCGGATGCCAACTGTTCGACCACCCGTTCCACATACATCCGCATCAGTTCGTCGGCCGTCAGCTTCTCCATCCGAAGCGCCTTCTCCTTGCGCCACCAGATCTTCATAAAGCCAAGCCCCGGCGAATCCCCGCTCACGTAGTTCGCCAGTTTCGCCAGTTCCTCGATCCAGGCGATTCCCAACTGGTTCCGCAACACCCACCGCAGCACGATCGAACAGTTTCCCGCCTGCGCCGCGTCGTTCGACTCCACCCCCTTGAAAATTACCTGCGCCCTCAGCGCGCTCACCACGCACAGCATGACCTCCTCATTCGTCAGCATGTCCGCCAGCCGCACCCGAATGTCGCTTGCTCCCTCGAACGGCTCCGGCACGTCCCCCAGGTCCACCTCATGCTTCAGCCCGTCCGCGCTCTGGCCAGCCCACCGTGCCAGCCGCGTATCTTCCGCATCGAGTCGTGTCGCCCACAGATCCCGCTTCGCGTCCGACACGATCGCCTCGATCTCCTCCTTCATCTTCGCCAGCAACGGTTCCGACACCTTCCCTGATCCCCCGTCGCCCGCCACCGTATCGATTTTCTCTGTCTCTGCCATAGGGTTCCGTCCCCAGCGGGCTTGTCCTGAACCGTGTGCATCCGCACTCTGGTTCAGGGCTTGTCCCGCTGGAACTCAAGATTGTCCCCAGCGGGCTTGTCCTGAACCGTGTGCATCCGCACTCTGGTTCAGGGCTTGTCCCGCTGGAACTCAAGATCTCACGCGCACCTCAGCACACGTTTCTCGCCATGTTTCCCGTAAACGATTTTCTCCTTCACCCGTCCCATTCGGTTCTTCCATCCCGCCGATTTCTGCTCATTGTGGTCCAGGTAGAGGCGTTCATTGTCGGCCAGGTACTTGTTTCGTTCCTCCGGCGGCGTGCCTGGCGGGCAATCCCGCATGCAGTTGAAGAAAGCGGGGAGACTGAGCTGTCGCTTCAGTCTCCCCCCCTTGAATGGCTGCAACTTGAACCTGTCCCGCGCCATTGACGCATCGAACGCCCGCGCCTCGTCCAGTTGCTTTCGCGTGTATCCCATCGAAATCCCTCGGATCTGTCCGATCCGACCGACTTCTTACGGATTGCTCTTGGCCGCGTCCTTGACCCGGAAGTACAGCCGCACTTCCCCGGCATCCAGCGTGCTCAACGCATAGGCGGCTGTCCCGGTGAAGGTGGTCTTGATCGCCCCGGCCGCCGTGTAGAGTTTCTGTCCATACGCAGGGGCCGCCACGCTTTCCGCTGAACGAACGATGTAGGTATTCGTTGTCGTACCAACCACATTCGTAATGGTTACGGCTTCCGCGTCGCGCCCATACTTCAGAAACACTTCCGTCCCCACGCTGTTCAGTTCCGTGCTCGTCAGGTACAGGTTGTCATCGTCGCCGTCACCGACAATGATCGCCGTGCTGGCGTGCGCGTTCGTCGCGTTGTCCACAAACGCCGTCACGAGCACCATGGCCACCAGTTCATATCCCTGCTTCGCGGCGGTCACAACGTTGGTGATCGTGCACGTGTTCGTGGTCGCGCCGGCGAGATCCGCCGACGTAATCACCGCCACATGGGTCGCCCCCATGTCCGCCTTCGACTCATTCGGCAATGGCCGAAACGTCGCACCCTGGCAAACCATCGCCAGCATTCCAATCACCGCCACCAGATACATCTTCTTCATCGTTTTACCCTTTCTTTAGCGTGGCGCGTTTTGCGCCAACCCTGAACCGGGGCCCCAGATGTCCAACCTGGGGCCCTGGCCTTTGAACCCTGAACCTTGAACCCTGAACCCTGAACCTCCTACGTTTAGCTGTTCGACAACACCATGCCCTGCCCCTGCGGGTTCAGGCATTTCAGGATCGAGACCAGCTCGTGCCAGCCCCGCGGTCCGCCGCCGGCATTCACGCCCTCAAAGGTCGAGGCGCCCAGCAGGAAGCACAGTTCCCACATGGTCAGGTCCAGGAAGTACCCGGACTTCGGTGTATAGGCGCTTGCCGCCCCCGTGCCTTCCGTGCAGGCGATGTACCAGCTCGGGATCACCCGCACCGTGCCCGCGTCGAACTCGAACTCGTCCACCGCCTGGATCAGCTTCTTGTCGCTCGCATCCAGATTGTAGGCCATCAGGCTCGACACCCCCACGTCGCTGCCGATCGACTTCTGCGGCCAGGTGCTCATCTGGCCCTTCAGCTCGATACCGGCCACCGCCGTCAGATCCACCGGGCCCTTCTTCTCCCCGGCCATGCTCGTCAGCATCGTGATCAGACTCGACGGCGCGAAACTCGCGATCGCGCCCGTGTAGTTGTTCGCCGCGGCCGGCCGGAAACTCGCGTTCACCGGCAACACGCCCTGCTCGGAGTCGCTCAGCCAGGACCCGATCCCGCGGCTGCGGTACGGCGTCCCGCCGCTTTCCACCGCCGTGTCCACCGTGGAGAGGATCTGCTTCTCGTGCATCTGTGCCAGGATCACCGCGTCATCCGCCGCCTGTTTCGCCTGCGCGTTCTTCACCCCGGCTGCCCGGATCAACTGCGTCAGCATGGTCGCCATCCAGCCTTCCGTCCGAAGGATCATGGCATAACCCTGCACCTTGGTCGGCGTGGTGTGCGTGTACGCCGAAACGTCCGTCCCGTCCACGGTCCCCGTGAACTTCCGATCCGGATACTTCTGCACTTCCCACTCGCAGAGCATCTGGTTCGGTTTCTTCCCGCGCGGCATCATCCGCGTGATCGGCGTCTTCGCCGAGTCCGCCATATAGATGGCGTCATTGATTTCCTGAATCTTCCCGACAACATCAACCTCATACAGTCCTGCCATGGTCACTGCTCCTATTGTTGCAACGGGCATTTACCATGAACCGTGTTCGGCGGATGTTCCGGCGAACTCTGGTTCATGGCCCGTAAAGTTTCTCGAATTGTTTCTCCAGAGCGGATTTCCCGCCCCCATCCTTCTTGAACTCCGCTTGATCGAACCCCGTCCGCGCCTTCTTCGTGCTCGCCGGCGCCTTCGGCGTTCCCGTCCCACCCGGAATCTTCGGAGGATTCAGTATGGCCTTCGGTTTCCCGGTCTCTGACTTCTGACCTCTGACCTCTGGCCTCTGTTTCAGGGCCTTCTGCCCCGCCGCCCAGATTTCCCGCGCCTGTCTCTCGACCCGCGCCTGGATCTCCTTCGCCGTCGAACCCATGTCGTCCAGTTCGTCCTCGATCTGCACCAGCCGTTGCCGGACCGTCTTCGCGTCCACGCTGGGATCGCCTTCCCCGCGCCCCTCGTAACCGTCCTCATGCTGGCGGCACCAGCTTCGCTGTGCCCTCAGTTTCCCGTACCGGTCAATCGTCTCGGCCTCTGCCTTGGTGACCAAGTCGCCATGCAGGCCCAGCCGCTTCACCAGTTCCGGGAGACCGCCGTCGAGTTTGCTCCTGGCCGCCTCCAACTCCGTTTCCGCCGTCTCCGCCCGCTCGATGGCCGTCTTCTCCCGCGCCACCACCTTGCCGATCCGTCGGTTCACCGCTTCCTGCGCCTCGGCCGTTAGCCCCTTAACCTCGTCCTTCTTCACCAGGTCGGGATCCGTCGTCTCCGCGCCTTCCGCGATTTCGGTTTCTTCAGCGCCCGCGGCCCCTGCCGCCCCTTCATCGCCTTCAACCGTCTCGGCGCCCGTTGCGCCGTCTGCCACCTCAACCCCGGTCCCCGCCGGTTCGGTTACTTCTTTACCGTCCATGGTTCGTCTCCCACGTAGAGTTTCACCGGGGATAACCTCCCCGTAAGGTGCGGGGACCTACCCCGCTCTGATTGCCGACATTTTCCCAAAGCAAAAGGGCGAAAGGAATACTTTTCGCCCTTTTCAACGCACTTCAACGCACTTCAACGCACTTCAACGCATAATACCCTGATAGATAAATGAAATTTTTCTCGCTTCTATCCCTTCTTCGCCTGGCTCGCCTTCGTCACCAGCGCAATCAGTTCCTCCTGGAACTCGACCGCATCCGCCAGTTTCCCGCTGTTGAAGCGCAGGTCCTCGGCGCTCTGTACCCGCATCGAACACATCTCCCGCGCCTCCTGTTCCCGGCCTGCCGCCAGATTCAGCACCGCCTTCACCAGCGGACTCTCCTCGCCCGCCCCGAGCGCCTCAAGGATCTTCCCCTTCTCCATTACCCCCACCCGTTTCAACGCCCGATCCGCCACCCTCCCCATCACCCATCGCTCGATCATATTTCTTCTCCCTTGTGTACGGGCGACCTGCAGGTCGCCCCTGCTTTCGCCCCTCCAATGATTTCCTCCACATCCCCCCGGCGATACAGCCGGCACTTATATCCCGGAATCCGCACCCTGCTCAAACACTTCTGCATTCTCCGCATCAGATAATCACTCACCCCATACTCCCGCATCACATCGCCGCGTTTCAGCAAAAGTGGTTTCATCAATCCCCCTTATGCGCCATGCGCCTAGATCCGGCACGCCTTCCCGCCAATCGTCGCCGGCGGCAACCTCCGCCCCTTCCGTCGCCATGCCCAGTGCCCCCCGCCTCTTGCATGGCCGTAGGCCATTCCTCCCCGCTCCCTCTGCCCGCTCGCCTCCTCGTCGATCAAACCCAGGTCCGCGAAGTACCGGATATTGTCCACCGGGTCCTTGCAGGCCCCATGTTCACCGTCCGTCCACTTCCAGTTCTCCATCGCATAGATCGTGTTCTCGCAGGCGTCGCTGAAATATAATCGCGGCGCGTTCAGGAAATTCGTCCCCTCCGTGTCGCCCGGGATCGTCGCGTAATCCAGCAGTCCATTGATCCGGCCAATTCCATCCCCGATATCGTTTCCCGGCGTCAAATCGAAGTACAGTCCAATCCGTTCCAGGTCCGTCTGCAGCGTCACCGGCCGGTCCCGTTCCATTCTCGGATTCGTCGCCGCCCGGCTGTCCACATATCGACCCTCCATCAACTCCGCATCTTTTTCGCCTTCCTCCCATCCATCCAGTTCCTCGTTGTCCGGCACATTGTCTTGCTCGCCATGCGCCACGCCCCCTGCGCCATGCTCCTTGCGCCATGCGCCATGCGCTTTCCACCCCTCCACTCTCGCAATCTCGAACTTCAATCTCAGCGTCCCGAATCCCCAGGGTCCCTGACCTTCCCCCCGCGCCCCGTCGTTCAAACCTTCCTTCCGCCCGCTTGGAATCGCCCAGGGCCCGGGCACCCCCACCTCCGGCACCCAGTATCCTCCCGGCCATTCCCGATACACATAGGCTTTCCCATCGTTCACCCGGATCCATGTCATAAACACATTCCGGCCGCTCGCCGGATCCAGAAACAGGTAATTCCGGCCCTTCGTCGGAATCGCCGCCGCCGGCACCACATGCACTGCCCGTTTGAACTTCGGGAACTTCCCATGTGCCACCCGGTCCGGAAGTCCGTAGAACCGTTCCTTCACTCCCCCCATTCCCCCCGTCGTCTTCACCCGCAAATCCGCCGCCACCTCCTTCGGGTTCCCATACGGATTATCGCTGCTCCAGAAGAACACCACCGCCTTCCGTGGATCCCGGCATCTCATCACCCTCGGCATCGTCTCGAATGTTCGCGCGTCGGGCCGCCCTCCCGGTCCGGTTCCAGCCGCCCCGAATTCGGTCGGGGCGGCTGGTTTGTCCAGCCACTCCAGCACGTCCTCCGGTCTGCTCTCCGGCGCCATGGCCGCCCGTTTCTCCCGCACTGCCTCCACAATTTCCCCGTACTCCTGTTCGCTTAGTCCCAGCGCCTTCCATTCCAGCCGGTCTCCTCCGTCCTTCGGACACAGGTACGCCGGCGCTGCCATCGCCACAGTCGCGCCCTCCACGAATATCTGCACGCTGGGCGTGTACCCGTTCACCGGAGTAAACCCGATCAACCCCTTCCCTGCCCGGGTGGCCAATCGGTACACCAGGTTCTCGATCCAGTCCGGCGGGATCAATTCATCCGGCGTCACGAGGTCCAGTTCCAAGCCTTGGATCGCCGTGTTCATGTCCTGCGTGTAATTCACAAACCGCCCCTGGCTCAGAATCGGCGTAATGAACGATCCATCGGCGAATCCCGTCTTCAGTTTGTACTTGATATACGCCTCCGCCGTCTGGACTTGTTTCCGCCACTCCGGCGGCATGTGTTTCCAGAACAGTGGCTGTTGTTCCATCACGCTTCGCGGCTGGCTCATGTGCATCGCCACCACCGTGCTCTTCGGTCGGTTCGCGATCATCTCCATGCTCAGTTTCGCTTCCAGTTCGCTCTTCCCCGATCGTTGTCCACCCAGGACCAGGACCATTTTCACAGGTTCGGCGAAACCCAGTCTTCTTCGCATCGCCCCCTTGAACTCCTCCCACGTCATTCCGAGTCGCCTTTGGATCTCAGCCTCCCACCCCTTATGGCACCACGGCCAATCCAGTAGTGCCCGGACCACGAGCCAGATCGAAGGTTCCCACCCGCATCGCAGCGGGTCGTACTGTTCCCCGGCGATCACCTTTGCCCGCTTCTCCAGCAGTCTTCGTAGTGCCGTCTCCGCGTCACATCCCGCCGCCGCCATTTGCCCCTCGATCTCCGACAGACACGGCGCCGGCAATACCGGATGACTTTGGATTTTCATTCCAGATATTTCCCGATCAACTTCCCCACTCCGCTGGGCCCCAGGGCCGTCTTGCCAATTCCGCGCCACCGTCCCCAGCGCCCCTCGTCATTCTGCTCGCGCCGAAGCCGGATCACCGTCATGGGCCGGTGGCTGTCCCTGATCGTGATCTCAATAACCCGGTCCGTCCGCACCGGTTCCCCGGCCAGTTTCTCGTGGTACTTCCTCCAACGGCAATCGGCTCCATGTTGTCCGCGATTGCTCCGCTTCCGCTTCCTCTTGCCCCAGTACGACTTGCTACACATAAGTATTCGCTCCTAGCGACGGTTTTCACTCAATGCGTTGTTGGCAGTACCGAAATCCAGCACGCCCTGCGCCATGCGCTTGGCGGCCACCTCGCACCAATGTTCCTCGATCTCGATGCCCACGGCCTTCATGCCGCGA